CATATTCTTCATATGCTTTCTGTTTTGCCGCAAGAACTTCCTCATCAGATAGTTTCACTTCAACAGTAACTTCTGGTTCCTTTTGAACTTCTTCAACAGGCTGCACAATAGCATCTTCCGAAACTACATCCGTTTCCTCAACAACTTCTGGTTCAACCACAATATCATCTGTTTCCTTTGCTTTCTTTGCCATAGCTATTCTCCTTTATTCCAATGGTAAATGATGTTCTTGATATTGAGAAAGAATAAATTGCTCAATATCTTCCAATATTTTCACTGTTTCATCTTGCATATTTGTTTCATACTTTAGTATATTATGTATGTGCTCCCGTATTTCAAGTAATGCAAGATAATAACCTGTTGCATGAGCATATAATTGAATATCATCTTCATCATATGCAACAAATGTTGCTGTTGGTTGATTGATAAATATTTGGCTTTGTGATTCGTTTAACTCATCATCTTCTTTATTCAATTAGTGTTCCTCCATTTGATAAGGATTCATCCACAACTTGCTGGTTTTCATCAATGGGTGGATTCTGTGCAAATGATTTTGACAGTTCATTTACTAACTGATTCTGCTCCACAGTTGGCATCATTCGCATTGCATCTTCATCTTGCCGTGCCAATTCTTCTTCAACATCAGGAATAACATCATCAGGCATAATATCAGCAATCACATACCTACTGAATCCAGCCGCTTTCATCATGCTTGCAGTATTTGCAAACTCCTGCAGGTTCAATGGAGAATTACGCTTATGGCTGATGTTGATAGCACTATAATCACCATAAGCTCTTCCAAGTTTCTTGTAGATGATGGAAATAAGCCTAATCCTCTCATACAATCCAACATCAAAATCAGCTTCAGCATCAGAACAGACATTCTCAAAATCAAAGAGTAGTCGCTGTATGGCAATGCCTGATGCTCCTGTAAACTTCTCACCAGCAAAATCAGGAACGTGTGATTGTGTATGAATCTGTTTCTGTACAAACTGTGTCATAAACTGAATGAACCCAAATGGAATGTCTTTCATCAAGAACTTCACATCAGAATCTTTATCTTGAAGTTCAAAGACTCGATATCGTTTCAGTTTTGCAAGTGCTTGTGAAAATGCTCCTGGTTCCTTTCGTTTCAGTGGGTCAACCAAACTCATTTTCTTCAGTATAAGATATGCATTTGCGAACCTATCAAATTCATTCATACTATCTGAAAGCAGAATATCATAGCAGTCAATGAGGGGCATTACAGGTTCAATCAAGCCCATCATCTCATCACCAAAGTAATATGCAACAACTGGCACTTCACCAAAGAAGTTTGGAGCACTCTTTACAAACTTCAAGTTCCAATTACCACCACTATCTAGTTCACGAGTATAAATTTCAATAGTATCAGCATAGTACACTTCAACAATATCCTGATTATCAGAGACATGGTAATATCTGATGGCAACAACTTTCTTTGGTTCAGAGCTATAATCATAGAGCAGTATCATCTGTCGTGGGTCAATTGTTATAAACTTCACTTCTGCATTCACGTTCAATGTTTTTGCATCCATTACTCCATCAATGTAGAGAAGTTCATAGCTCACACCAAAAATACCTGTATTTCTTCCCGCCCTGCTTGTCTTGATATGCTCATTGTTAATTCTGAAATTCTTCATCAACTCAACAAAAAACTGTTTATTATCCAACTTTTCAGTAAAACTTAATTGTTCACTTACTGGTATCTTGTTTTCAAGGTTTCCATCAACAGTATAGTCTTCTACATCTATTGGCTTATAGGTGATGTACTTTGGCCGATAGGCATATCCAGTAAAGGTAGTAATAATCTTTCTTCCATAAGGAATTGGAATCTTGTTATCAGGCATATTCTTATTGCTTGCAGTATCATCAAAAGAATCTTCACTCTTTGAGGAAGAAACACTTGGTGCTTTTCTGCCAAGAATTGTTTCATTTTTTCCTTGATAATACTGCCACAATGTATTAAATCTAGGAACCTCGGTATGTTCATATTGTGTAATATAACTCAGAATATCTTCTGGCAACAGCCTTGTTTTGTTCGTTTTCCAAATACCCATAGTATAGCTCCTTATTATAGTATATGCTTTCTCTACAGCCCAAGATAGCCCATTATGTCAAATCCATAATCAACAACACTACTTCCATAAGCATTCTGATGCCAATATGGCTCCGTACCAAACCGAACACAATTATGCACAATATACCCATTATTTATGGCAAAACAATGTGTATTTTCTACTTCCATATTATAAACGTCTTCAATCCCTTTAACCTTAATTGACCTTATTTTTACTTTCTTTATATTTTGGGTCATTTATAGTCCTCCATCGTAAAACATAACCACAGGAACGAGAACAAGTTTGTATATTATCATATTTATTTGTAGTAAATTCCTTTCCACAAACAGGGCAAATTTTAACCACGTTGTAAATTCCAGAACGCCTTTTCCATAAATTTTTACACCTAGAACAGCAAAACCTATTCTTTCCATATGGCATAACACTATATTCCTTCCCACAATAATCACAATTTCTCGTAATTGGTTTAACGTTTTTCATACCTAAAAGTATGCGTTGATGAAAAATTTCTTTCTCCTTTTCATCTGTAGACCAAACATGGTCTGGCCTTACCCTATTCAAAAGCTCTAATTGTTTCTTGTAATGCTCATCATCAGCAAAATACAAAATTGAGTGCATACTAGCATGTTCTTTTTTGTCTATCAATTCAAGATTATCAATATCATTATTATCCTTATTAAAATCTTTATGATGAACAGCAAAACCTATAGGTTGCTTGCCATTATACTTTTCATACACATACTGATGTAACCAGTTTTTTCTTCCCTTTTTTCTTGTTGTTGATTGATAATATCCATTTTTTTGTTTTACCCAAACAATGCCATCATACAAAATTTCAATTCTTTCCAATTTGTATTACCTCATCATCTTCTTTAAGGTTCTTGACAAGAACCCAACCCCTTGATGTTAGAATGGGGTGGTCTTCTGTTGCTTCAATTACTCCACCATCTTCCATCTCAATAGTATATACTATTGCAGAATGTTTTGTTAATGATACAGAACTAAACTTTTCAAAACAAGTATGCTCACCATCAAAACTATATACTTCCCCAGTTTTACCCACCAAATCCTTTATCTTAAAATCACCATCTTTTGTATTAACCAAAGTATTTCCTGTTAAACACGAAATCGTATCGTCATTTACTTCAACAAATTCTTCAGTTGGATTTCCATTTCTATCTTCTTTCCTCTTGAATGTCTGCATTTCCCGTGCAAGGTTTGGGCAATTTGTCCTATGAATGTGAATTAAAGGAACTGAACAAAGAAAGTTTATGCCATAACCCAATGACCCAGGGCCTTTCACTGCTGGTTCAACATGATACCCAGCTTCCTGCCATTCCTTTATTCTATCAGGTTCAGCACTATCAGCAATAATTCTGAAGTAGTAAGCTCTATCTCCCCAGTAATCTTTTGCTGCCTGGATAAATTCAGTGTTTGTCCAGCCTTTGCCATACAACTCATCAAACACATACATCTCACCATCTCTGAACCCACCACGTTCTATTGCTGATGCATGGGCAAACCCAAAGTCCATGCCAGTAAACACATTCTCAAGGTCATCTTCTCGATAATCAAAGTCCTCTATCACAAAGTTTGTGAATACCCTATTGCCATACACACCCCATTCACCTTCTACATAGACCATTTTGTAGTAAGGGTCAGTAATGGCTTCAAGTTTTGCTATTGTTTCCTTATCAAGAAACTTGTTATCACGATAGGTACTCCTATGTGTCAGCACTGTATCATCTTGCTTATCAAAAAACCGCTTTTTTACCCAATGTTCAATCCAAATTGGGTTCATCGTCAGTGTTTCTTGCTTTACAAAATCAGTTTCACCACGCAATCGCAAATGAAGCTGGTTATAGTCATCTTCTGTTGCCTGGTCAGCTTCTTCCAGCCAAAAATCAGTAGCATTATAGATACTTTTCAGCTTGTTTACATCATCAAGCCCCACCCCAATTGCATCATTGCCATTCAATGTACATTTTATGATAGTTTCTGTATCATTATAAACAAACAAATTATCAAGTCCAAACGATTTTATCACACCTTTCAATAGGTCATAACAGCTGTGCCGAACATCTTTCTTCACTTTTCTGCATATCAGAAACCTGTGCCCTTTATCTTTCACCATTTTATAAATGATTTTTTGGGCTGTGCTGAATGAATTGTGGGTAACAGTAAAATCAGAAAGTAAAAATTTATGGTCTTTATCCACAGAAAAACCATAATACTCGCCTAACCCAATAGGTTTAACAATTATTCCAGTAATTTCTGGGTCTTTTGATGAAACATATGTTGTGGCTTTCTTTCGTTCTATTCTACAAGGTATTTTTTGAATATTTCCTGAAATACAAACAGAAAAGTATGTTCCTACAAACCCATTATTACAGCACTTTGATGTTATTTTGTGTAAAGAACACTTTAAGCCAAGTGAATTTGCAAGATATTTTATCTGTTTTGCAAGAAGTTCATCCTTTTGTGTTATTGCATAACAACTTTTTGGTTTTGAAAAGTTCCCATCTGTATCAATAATACCAGCCAATAACTGCAATCTTTTCTCAGATGAATTGTATAAAAACACATCAGGTATGTGTTTATTATTTAACAAGTTGTATTGCCTAAATAAATTCTTCAAAGAAGGCTGTTCAACTTCTTTTTTAATTATATCATATCTTATTTCTTTAGGATGTTCTTTATAATAATGTACAAGTTCTTTAAATTCAGCTTGTTTTATCCAACCGTAGACAGTCCTTCTACTAAATCCAGTTTCATCACAAGCTTTTCGGATACTACCTTTATACCAACCCCTTCCCAAAACTCCATTTGCTACTATGTTAGCAAACTCATGCCTCACTTCTTCCGTGTGTGAATACCCATCAAAAGAATATACCTTTGCCCTGCCTCTTTCCCCAATAATGTGGAGAGATTCATGCATTTTATTAGCATATTCATATAAATAATCTGAAATCTCCTTATCCATATTCGTTATTTGTATAGTGTGTTTGGAGCCATCTCCTAACCATACTCCAAGAAAATATGGGTCAATAGGCACATCTTTATCAGGAAATTCAACTCCAGTTCTATATCCAAGAAAATTTCGTTTCCACCTTGCACTCTTATTTATATAATCTTCAACAGAAATTTCTATATACTCTCCTTGGTCTTTGTATCTATCAGCAGTCCATGCACATTTTTTCAAACATAAAATATGGTCTTTATTTACAACATAGTCATCGCCTCTATATTGGTGAACATTATAAAGTTCTCCATACCCCTTTGTAGTATTTAAAACTTTTCTAGGTGTGGAATCTATTCCCATAAGTAAATCACCAACTTGAACATCTTCTACTCGCTTTAATTCACCTGAATACATAACAACCTGTGTCCCTTTGCCAAAGCACTTGGAACTCGCAGCACCACCAACTAACACATGAGTGGGATGAGTATCTTCAAACAATGGCAAAAAGGCAGGATTTATCAATTTTGTTGCATTTCTGAAATCAATCTCAAGCATTCTCTATTCCTTCCTCACTAAAATACTTATCAATGCCACCTCTTCCTACAACTGCTCGAACTTTTTCCCCATTTTCTTCTTCCTTACTCTCACTCAATATCTTCACTTGTGCATCTTCTGCTTGTTTTTCTTGGTTCAACTGCAATGGTTGCACCTTATAGGTAATCTCTCCGAACACTTGTGTATCTACTTTATCTCTCCACATCTCAGGCAGTCTATTCTTCAGCCAGAAAATCTGTGCAATCACGTTCGGATACATCCTCTTTTTCACCACTTTTGTCTTTACAAGTTTGTTCTTTGGGTATCTTCCATTATCTTCAGCTTCTTCCCGCTCTTTTGCTGTTAACTTCTTTGGCTCATACTGTATCTCATAATACTCATATCCAATTGCTGATTTGTACAATGCATTCACTACATTCTCATCTATCGGCTTTCTTCCTTCTTGTACTGCTTTCTTGAAATCTGGGTACTTATGCATCCACTTATTGAACGTTTCATCACTCATTCCTAATGTTTCAACAATCTGTTTCCTTCCCATTCCATTCTGCATCATCAGCTTTACCACAATCGGATGTAGTTTTGGGTTGTACCTATTCTCAAATTTCCCTGATGCTGTACTCTTGCTCCACCCATTCTCATCAACATCATCTTCTTCCATAAAAACTCACCTCTTTGCCATCGTGTAGTATATCATATTTTCACTATATATGAAAGCACTTCACTTTTCATCTGCATCTATGTTATACTCTTTCCTATGGCACGAAGCAGAAAACACACTCCAATTCTCAAATGTGATGGCCTTGGTTCCTATGCAAAACGACAAGCAAACAAACGTGCACGAAAAACACCTCTTTCTAACTACTCAAACTACAAAAAAGTCTACGACTCCTATAACATCCATGACTACACCACAAACCTTTACTCTTTCTACCATACTTCTGGTATCCCAAGAAATCCTTACTTCCATACGCTCACTCCATCACTCTATCGAAAATACTTCAATAAATGATAATTTTATGCATAATTTCCTGTATCTTTATCTAATGTGTTGAACTTTTTCTCGGTCGTAGAGAAAATTGCCCTCAAAACTTGCATACTTATTCAAAAATATCTATGAATAACGTGCAATATCACTCATTTATCCTTCATTTTATTCACTATTCTTAATGTATACCATTCAATTTTAATGTACTACATTCAGTTTGCTACTTTATACTGAAAAAATTCATGTTTTTGCATTGTAACACAGCCTATGAAACAACGCATATCTACTTTCTATACACTTCCTATACACTTCTATGCACTCTTGCAGCTCATCTATGCACCACAACTATCTTTGCAGCTCATTTTCTTCTGTTTATGAGCTGCAAATCTACTCCATTAGGTTTGGTACTTTAGAAGAAAAGAAAAATGTAAACTATTTGTGTGTTTTTTGAATGGTTAATGTAGCACATTAGGTTGGGTACTTTATAGATGAAAAAAGCTAATGTAGCACATTAGGTTGGGTACTATAAGGCTCAATATGAATTGGGATGCTTGTCTACCCTCATATATGCAATTTCTGGTATATACCCCTATTGCCATATAGCATTTTATATATATGCTATCGGTTCCAGCTATCGGTTCCAGCTATGCCATGCCATGCAATAAATATATGCCATTTATCCATTATATTTTTTCTATAGCTTGCATATGCTTGAATTTTATCAATTCAAGCATTCAAGCATTGCAAGCATTCAAGCATATTAAAATTGTAGCAAAATTATTAAAATAATACTTGACATATTAACAGAATGGTACGATACTATAGATAAAGACAGGATCGTACGATCCTGAAATATCTTATAATAAGGGGCAAGATTATGAAAATTGAATTTGTGGATTTTTGGGACGTAGAGACCGATGAAGGATACATACTGTATCAAGCAAATAATGGCTTGCCATTATGCGAAATTAGACTACTGGAAGGGCAATAAACATGAAAAAAAGATATGCAATTATAGTTAACAAAAAAAGAATATACATGGAAGTATTCCATGTTAATAAGAATTGCAAGATAAAGCATGAACAAATAATCTATGCAGAATTTGATACAATGGATCCTGATCTGATTGATTATGATATACGACAAGTGAAACTGCAAGACTTTATCAATGACAATGGTCTGCAATTTGTAGATCCGGATCAATTGTACAATGATCTTGTCCATGCTGAAAACAGGTCAAAATGCGATGAAGATCGCAATTTAAATTTATTCAAGCATTATATATAAAGGAGAAGGATCATGAAGACAGGGAATGTCAAGGTTATGAAGTATGCTATCGATAGCATGGAATGGAAGGAGATCCTGGACAGGATAGAAAAAGAGTCAAGGATTGTTATTGAAAAAGTGGGCAATGATATTTATGAAACAGAAAAAGATCGCAACAAATGGGCATATTGCATGAAGCATTGATCCAGCTGATGCTATAGCTATGGCTGATGCTATGGCTATAGCTATGGCTGATGCTATGGCTATGGCTGATGCTATGGCTGAGCCGATAAATATTTTATATATAGGAAAAAGTGAATATAGGAAAAAGTGAATATAGGAAAAAGTTAATATAGGAAAAGTCTAATTAAAAATAGGAAAAAGTCTAATTCAAAATAGGAAAAAGTCTAATTCAAAATGAAAAAAGTCTAATTCAAAATGAAAAAAGTCTAATTCAAAATGAAAGTTTGAAAAAATTATAAAAAAGCACTTGACAATATTCAAAAAGTAGACGATACTATAATTGAAAGAGAAAGAATTGCCTGCAGGCTACGATAGGGAGCCG